TGTTATTAGAGAACATTGATTCCCCATTTTTTTATTAACTTTGCACCCCGTTTTAATTGCGGACATATCAACATCAGAAATTACTGAACCCATAAAAATAGCCGATGGTGTTATTTGTACATTAGTTTCCCTAGTTATATCAAAATCAGTTCTAGTTATACCTATATTACATATTTCAGGCTCCCCCCATAATGGCTCTACTTGAATGTTTCGTGAAAATGAAACTATCTGAGGTAGTGAATTTAAATTGGTTGACGCTTTAAAATTAAATCCATCAACCATTGCCTCAGTAGTAACCCCCATGTCTATTAAATCTTTTGGTGATAGAGAAAACTCACCAATATCGGACAAATCAATATCAACAAAAATAGTTTGTTCACCAGTGGGAACACCGAATATCATAAAGTCACCACTATCATTAGTTGTTGTGGTGTACTTATAATATTTGTCATAAACTTCAATTAATGTTTGGTCTAAAATAACATCATCCCTTTCAAAAAATGTTCCTGTAGGTACGTGTCCGTTATATGATGGTATATATGGTAATAAATTATATCTATACCCATCTTCATTTTGGTCTGTAACAGTTTTATATGGGTAAATTTCTGATATTATTGGATTTGTTGAATCCTCTTCGCTTAAAGGAATAAAAACAGATAACTTCGCATTAGGAATTCCAAGACCATTATTAACGCTAATACGACCAATAACCACACCATAATCTGAGCACTGTCTTGTGTAGATTTGGTCTTTTAATATTTTAAGAGATAATATCTCAAGATACTCAAATTCTTGGTCTATTAATACTTTAATTGATTTATCTACCCCAGGTGTTGTTCTTATCCTATAAGAATTTGACATAATAATCTTTTAACATAAATAGTTTATATACTATTTTTAAAAATAGATGATTATGAATAAAAATAAATTATCAACTGAAATTAACGGTAGATAGATTTTTAACTCTAACATTAATGTCTTTATTTGCGTACCTGATTTGGTAAGTTTGATTGGGTTCCGCAAATATTGTGTCATCAATTAATTCAATCTCTTTAGTTGTGCTATCAATATATCTTTGGGATGTTTGGGATGATGAATATTGTCCACCAACCTTATTAAAGACTTTAATGTCAGATACACTAATAACCCCATTTTGATTTTGAATCTCTTTTCTAATTTCAGATATATTAACATTTTGACCCATTTGTAAATTAATTGGGTCAAAATAATCAGAAACTAAATTAATTATTTGTGAAATAACGGCTCCCTGAGTCTGACTGTTATCCAACACCACATCAATGTTTAAAGCTAAATCAATAACATTAGCAGATTCAACAGAAATATAGTCATTAATCATTCTATAATTTGAAAGGTAATTGGCAACATTATTTTTTAACGTATTTGATAGGATTTCAGTCAGACTACCTGACTCATCATACGCCAACATTTGTATTTTTATTTTATTATTTTCTTCTGTGATGGCAACTTTAGCAGGTGCCCCAAACTGTGAAGGCATTGTTCTAATTAATGAATCATAATCGTTAACCGTTACGGCTCTTTTTTGAGATGAAAAGTTAAATCCGACCAAATTTCTAACCTCCTCCATTGTTGGGAAATTAGCGCCTCCAATTGCAGCAGTAACATTAGTACAACTTAGTGAATTAACTACCGTAGTATTAAATGATTGTGAAGGTCCATTTACAAAGAAAGAAACAGTTCCAATTTGAGTAATAACATTAACACCTAAATTACTACCAGTTCCACCACCAACTCTATATTGTATAAACAAAGTTGAGTTACCTTTTAAAGTACTTCCTAACGCTAAATTATTAGAATACTTATATAAGTCTAATTTAAATCCATTTCTAGCAAATTCTCTTAATTGTTCATCCGCCGATTGACTACCTCCACCAAATGTCATTTTTAAGAAACCTTCAGGTGTATATTCTGTAATAAATTTAGTACTTGTTTGTATGTATTTACCAACCTTTATACCAGGTTTATCAGATACTTTAGTGGGGTCTTCAACAAAAACTCTATCTTCAGCTAATGCACTAACCTCATACCATCTATTATCTAACCCTAAAAATTCTTGTGGTGTTGGTACATTAGTATATTGAGTTCCGTCTTTTAATAGAACACTTGTAATACCTAAAACATTTTTTTCAGGTAAAAATAACTCATAAAATGGTTTTACATCATTTGCCGTTATTACTTTTTTGAATACTTTTGTGGTTCCATTAACAACGGTTTCTCGTTTAACAATAGTGTAATTTTCTAACTTGTTATCTGAATTAAAATTAGGTATCTTTAATCTATTAGGATAACCTTCGGAATTAGTAGGTGACGCAAAATCAATATCATATACAGTTTCAAATGACTGCCCCGCACCATTAACTTGTGACCCTCTTCTTAATATACCACAATATCTTAAATCTTCTTTATCACCTAATGCTGGTACCGTAATTGAGAAATCAACTAATGCAACAGAAGGTCTTTGACCTGGTATTTTTAAACCATAAGTTCTTGCAATATTAAAGATTGATGATGGTTGTTGTGCGTATTGTAATACCGTCTCCTGAATACTTCTGTCAATATTAAATTGTAGGTTGTCAGTAACAGCCGCATTTAAATCAAGTAATACTGAGAATACCGAAGCGTCATTAAAATTTTCAACTAAATCAGGATAATAAATTTTAGTGAAATTAACTAACTCAGTCCTAATTGATTGGAAATCTCTAGTTGTATACGATATTTTTTTATTTGCCATAATTTTAAATGTTAATAATCACGAAATCACTCGCGTTAAATGCTTCGTTAGTAACAATATAATCTATCCTAACTTTTGCGGTATGTTCTTTTTCAGATATTCCAGGTACTCTAAATACTCGTTCATCATTTTCAATAAATGTTCCTTTATCTTCTTCACCTTCTGAAGCGGCTTTAATTGATATATTAGTTATTTTTAATTCAGGTATATATTGTTCAACCGAGTCTCTAATTTCAGATTCAATGTCGGAAAATGTGGGACCATCTAATGGTTCAAAAATAAATTCATATAATCTAGTTCCAAAATCAGGTAAATAATATCTAGTACCTTTTCTTGTTAATAAAAGGTGAATTAAATTAGACCTGATTTCTTCGTCATTGGTAACAGATAAATCCAAATATTTACCATCAAACGAATCTCTAAAAGGAAAATTTATACCATATGTAATCCCATCTGCCATATTATATAAATATAATGTTATAATATTTTCAATAAATACATATAAAATAAAAAACTCCCGACAGTGCCGAGAGTTTTGTAAGTTATTTTTTTCTTATGCCGAACATCCAAAACATTCAAACTCAGAGTCCGTAGGTTTTTGTGGTAAAACCTCAACAGTAGGTTTTTCTGTTTTGTTGGGTTTTTCCATTTTGGAAACATCTATCGCCAAATGTTTAGCCCCCGTTGATATTGCCTTTGTTCTTACATAATAACAAAGAGTTTTCAATCCTTTTTCCCATGAATGGAAATGAGATGAGGTAATTTTTGATAGTGTTGGATTTGACATATATATATTCATTGACTGTGATTGGTCAATAAATGGAGCCCTATCCGCACACATATCAATTAATTCTCGTTGTGAAATCTCCCAAATAGTTTTATACTTTTTAATTAGGTGTTCAATTCTTTTAACTTTGAAATTATACTTTTTATCTTCTTGGTCCAAATAGTTATTAAAATTAATATTCTGAATTGACCCTTCGTTGAATATGATTTCGTTCTTTAAGTCTTCACCCCAAATACCAATCTTTTCAAAGTCATTAATTAAGTATTTGTTAACAATCATAATTTCACCTCCAACAACTCGTCTGTTAAAAATAGCTGAGTGTGCGGGTTCAGTCATTTCATATGAACCTGTTATCTTAGCCGAAGATGCAACAGGCATTTGAGCCGTGAATAGTGAGTTACAAACCCCATATTTCTTAACATCTTCTTTAAGTTGTGACCAATCCCAAAACAAATCACTTTCAGTTAATCCCCACATATCAAATTGGAAAATACCTTTTGACATTGGTGAACCATTAAAGAAATCATAAGGTTTATATTTACCTGACTTACACAATTCCATACTTTCGGTAATAGCTGCAAAATAAATTGTTTCAAAGATATCTTTATTCAATTGTCTTGCTTGTTCAGATGTGAACATATAATCCATAATAAAGAATACATCTGCAAGACCTTGCGTTCCAATCGCAATTGCTCTTTGTTCTAAACCACCTTTACGTCCTTTCTCGGTTGAATAACTATTGATGTCAATCACTTTGTTAAGTGTTTTAACAACTTTTCTAACTTCATTATGTAATAATTTAAAATCAAATTTACCATCAATAATGAAGTTCTTCAATACCATTGATGATAATGTACAGATTGCCGTAGTTTCCTCATCAGTATATTGGTAAATCTCATTACACAAGTTTGACTGTTTAATAACCCCAATGTTTTGATGGTTCGTTTTCTTATTAGCGTTATCTTTAGAACATAAATAAGGAACACCTGTTTCTACTTGGGATTCAATAATTTTATTCCAAACTTCTTGAGCCTTAACTTTTTTACCTAAACCTAATTCAACCGCTCTTCTATAATTTTCTTCATACTCATCACCATAACATTCTTGTAGTGGTTTAATACCTGATTTAAGAATATCATTAGGGCAAAACAAATACCAATCCTCGTTACTCTTTACCGCCCTCATAAAATTGTCAGGAATCCATAGTGCCGTAAACAAATCTCTCGCTCTTAATTCCTCTTTACCAGTGTTCTTTTTGATATCCAATAGGTCAAAAATATCTTTATGCCAAGGTTCAATATAGATAGCGGCACTACCAGGTCTCCTACCTTGTTGATTAAAGAATCTCAATGATTCATTTACAATTTTAAGATATTTTAACAACCCTCCAGCATATCCACCTGATGTCGTAATACGACTTTCTTTACTTCTTTGGTTTGACATACAAAGACCAATACCCGCAGCATCAGATGAATAAGTAGATATATCATTCATAGTTCCCAATAACCCATTTCTTGAATCCGAATTGTTGTAATGTAATACACAAGACGCTAATTGAGGAATCAAAGTTCCTGAATTAATCATGATTGGGGTTGCTTTTGAGATTCTTTGTTCTGATAACGATGTGTAGTAATCCATTGCCTCTTCATAAGATTCTGTAACCCATAAAGCAATCCTCATATACATGTGTTGAGGTCTCTCAATTACCTTACCATTAGGTAATTTAAGTAAATACATCTCTTGTAATGCTTTCCAAGCAAAGTAATCAAACTGATAATCGTTTTCGTGATTGATAACTGAATCAATTTTTTCAGCACCATACTCATCTATTTTTCTAATTAATTCATTGTGAACAACTCCTTCATCGTTAAGTCGTTTCATTGTAATAGAAAAACTTTCATTAGTATCTTTGTGATATGAAGAAATAGCCACGGAGGATGCTAATCTTGAATAGTCGTGATGACTACCAGTAAATGAAGCCGCAATTTCGTATACCAATTTATCCAACTCCTTTGTTGTAATAAATCCTTCAGTTGGAACTGAAGTTATTACTTTGATAAAAATCTCATCTGAATTGACGTTCAATCCTTTTGAGGCTCTTTTAACCCTATTGTAAATTTTTTGTGGATTAAATGAGACCTCATCTCCACCTCTTTTTTTAATTCGTAATGACATCATAATTAAATAAATCTTTTATTAAAAATCGTCCGTAAAAGTAATAGTTTCGTTCAGTTTTGCTTTTTGGTACTCCACAGTTCTTGATTCAAAGAAATTACCTTTTGTCTCAACCGCAATCTGTTCCATAAATTTAAATGGTTGTTCAACATTAAATTGTTTTTTACATCCAAATTTAACAAGTAATCCATCAACCACAAACTCAAGATATTGTTTCATTAAGTTAGAGTTCATCCCAATCAATGATACAGGTAATGATTCAGTGATAAACTCCTTCTCAATTTCCAAAGCCGATAACAAAATTTCTTTAATTCTTTTCTCACTTGGTTTGTTCTCAACATGGTGGTTTAACAAATGAATTGCAAAATCACAATGTAAGTTTTCATCTTTAAAGATAAGAGCATTAGCGTTACATAAACCTGGCATAACACCTCTTGACTTTAACCAAAAAATTGAACAAAAAGAACCTGAAAAGAATATCCCTTCAACCGCTGCAAAGGCCACCAATCTCTCCTGAAACGATGCGTTTTCAATCCAATCAAGTGCCCATTTCGCTTTCTTCTGAACCGCTGGTAACCTATCAATTGCGTTGAAACATTCATCTTTTTCCTTCGGATTATTAATATAAGTATCTATTAAAAGAGAATACATCAGCGAGTGAATGTTTTCCATAGCAAGTTGCATTCCGTAGAAGAACTTAGCTTCAGGGTACTGTACCTCTCTATAGAAGTTCTCAGCCAAGTTTTCATTAACAATACCATCAGAAGCGGCAAAAAATGATAACACATTTTTGACAAAATATTGTTCATTTTCAGACAATTTATTCCAATCTCTAATATCATCAGTTAAGTCTACTTCTTCAGCGGTCCAAAACGCCGCTTGATGTTGTTGGTAGAATTCCCAAATGTCATTGTGTTCAATTGGGAAAATAACGAACCTACCAGGGTTTTCTTTAAGTATTTTTTCCATATTATTCCGATTTATCTTCTTTGTTTTCGTTAGTTTTCTTTTCTTTTCTTCTTTCCATCAAATCCTTGATTCGTTGTCTGTTTCTTTCCTCTTGTTGTTCTTCAAGACCTAAGAATGTTACTGATGTTTCAGTGTCAATTTCCAACATCCCGTTATCAAACTTACAGTTTTCAAAAACAACACCATCATCACCAATACGAGATTTAGTGATGGCAATAGTTGCCAACTTCATCTCCTTTTGTTGTAGTGTTTTTGCTACCGATATGATAACGTGACCCACTTGTGCTTTCTTAATTGACCCACCCATTTGGTCTGTGGTTACAACCTCAGATGAAATAGAACTTCTATTACCTTGTGTTGCCGTCCAACCTACCAAGTCAAGTTCATGACACATCGCTTCAAAAGACCTCATTACTGAACCCTCAGATTTCCACTCATCACCATTTTGTCTGTCAGGTAGAACACAATCAATATAATCTAAAAGAACCATATCAATCTTTGTTCCGTCAGCAATCATTTTTCTGATTTGGTTTTTGATTTGTAACATACTCATAGTATCCGAAGGTAATTTTTTCAAGATAAGTTTGTTTTCCATCTTATCTTTTATCTCCTTCACTTTAGTCATAACCTCATCTTTTTTAACTGACAATTCATCAGGGTGAACTTTAGTCCACAAAGTTATGTGTTTTCTTTGGATAATCTTAGGGTTATCTTCAAAAAATATTTGAAGGACATTATATCCTAAATTAAATGCATTGTTTGAGATTTTTGTAAGTAAGGTTGATTTACCCACACCTGTTGGTGCCAACACGACACCAATTTCACCTTTAGCCAAACCACCTTTTAACAATCTGTCAATACCTGCAATTCCCATAGGGACTGGGTGTCTGTAATCTTCATTCAACACCTCTTCCAACTCAGAGAAGACATCTTGCATACCATCTTCTCTCTCCCCAACTTGTAATGCGGTTCTTACTAATTGTTCTACTTTGTCGTAGTTTTCAAACTCACCACCATCAATGATTTTTTGAGCTTTGTTCATTACCTTTTGAAGTTCTTGTTGTTTACAAAACTTCATTGCTTTGTCTTGTACAAAGTCCCCACCTTCAACGGGAACCTCTTTAATTTTTTTAATGGTATCAATAACCATTTTAGACGCCAACTCTTGTTGTAATTCAGATTTTGTAATCTGTTCCAATGTGTCGTATGTTGGTGTATGTTCGTATTTTGAGTAATACTCCTTAATCATTTGCATAATTAATTTGAAGTATTTGTTCTCAAAATAACTAACCTCAATCACATCAATTATGGACCTCGCAAAATCCTTATCAACAATAATTTGGTTTAATAATTGTAGCTGAAAACTGCTACCTAAATAATCAAAATTTTTCTTAGAACTCATATAATTTTACCTTAATATATCATAAATATTACGCCCCAAGACTAACTTCAAGATATTTGTAAGTTAAATTTTTAGATGAAAAAATGTCAGTCAAAGACATAAGTAAGTTTTTTAGGTGTGGGCGTACATCCACGGTATATCTTATCTTAGGCGGGTATATTTTAGCATCAAATTCTCTATGACAAATTGTCTTGTCACCTTCTTTAATATATACACTAAAAGACTCAGGACCGTCAGTATATGACGTATCTAAAATCGCAGGATTGTTCATAATTTCATATATGTTATCTAACATATATGTTGCGGTTTTCATCTTCAATTCTTTCTCCAAATCAATTTTAAACTCTCTGATTAGATTATATAGTTCAATTGACGCCTTAGCCTTTGGGTTATAGTCTTTGATGTTAAATAACCTTTGAACAATAATGTTGTTGTTCACTTTCATCAAGAATTCCAATTTTGTAGTCGTTTGCTCTTTCATAATTTTAATTTTTAAACTTTCTTTTTTCTTTTCTAGCTAATTTTAAATAGGGTTTCAAGAAATTAACCCATTCATTATCTCTTTTTGGTAGGTATTTGAATAATCCATCTTCCATCATCATTTTCATCAGATTCTTATACCCCCTACCTTCAGGGTCTAAGGTTTCTGTGTGATAAAGTTCCACTATTTCTTTTCCATCATCTGTTATTAAAGGGTTTGACAAATCAACAATCTTTTCATTAATTACAAAAAACTCATCCCCAAAGATTCCATTTTTAGTTTTACCACTTAACAAGTTTTTTAATGCGGCATTATCTTTATCTTCCTTCAAAAGACCTTCAGCCTTTGTTAAAATATCGGTAACAGAAACTTCATTTTCAAGTATTTCAGGGAATAGTTTAACGAAAGTTTTCTCACCAAGGTAATAAATACCATCAATGTTATCTGACTTATCACCAGACAAGATTTTATATGTTACCACATTCTGATGAGGTATCTCAATGTTATCTATTTTGATTTTATCTCCCTTCTTATAGACTTTCTTTTGTGATGGGGAGTAGATACTTACTTTGTCTGAAATAAGTTGTGTAAGGTCCTTATCATCTGAAAAAATAACTTTAGTTTCATCTTCTGATATTTGACAATAATAAGATATTAAATCATCGGCTTCGTTGTTTGGGATATCAATTTGTCTAACAAATGTTTCTTCCAAATATTGTTTGATTCTTTGTCTTTGTTCGTGATAAGATTCTTCATTAAAGTTTTTATAAACTCTACGATTTTCTTTGTACTGTGGGTATAATAGTTTCCGAGATGAGGAGTTATCCTCCCCATCCCAAAACACTACTACTTTATCAAAATTTTGTTCTTCAATGAATCGTCTGACGGTATTTAAAAAATGCCAAATCCCACCAACGTGTCTTCCTTCGTGATAAAATTCTTTAACACCGTGAAATCCTATTTTAAATAAATTATTCCCGTCAATTAATAGGGTTTTTGTCATTTTTTACCATTAAATGGTTCTACAATCAATCTTCAAATTCTTCTTCGGCTGTTGGTACTAACTCGTCTTTAAACTTGATGTCACCTTCACCACCTAATACTTTATTCCAATAATCGGAATATTCTTTCTTATACTTATCCAACGCAGTTTTATCATCCTTGATATAACCTTGTGGGACCGCAATAATCTTTCCATCTTTAAATGAAATACCATTCACATGGTTTTTCAAGATAGAAACTTTTGTTCTAATTGCGTATGACACCGTTCTACCATTTTTGGTTGCGGTAATGTGATTGATTCCCGCTTTCTTCTGATTACCAAACAAGAATACCAATGCCGATGCCAACCACAACGCTTCACCACCTTTGGCTTTAATCTCAGGTTGTCCAAATGGATTGTCAGGTAATTCTACCCAAGGTTGGTTAACAACTACCATTGTATTGTAATATGGGTAATCTTCTTTCTTTGATTTAGATATACGAGAGTGTAACCCCATACCAATCTTGTCAGCGAAAGCCGCTGCATTATGTTGTTTACCCCCTTTACCATCAAATGTCATCTTACAAGGAATTGAACCAACTGAGTCCCACAAAAATAATAAATTATATGGGATATCACCTTTCTCTTGTGCGTCAATAATTTCATTAATAAAGTCAGTTGCTTGTTCAATGTAATCAAACGAGTCATTGAAAATGAACATTCCATCCCAATCACCTTCTTCAGTTTGATTCGCTTCTAACCCCAATTCAACTGCATGTGTCCAAGACCATTTTTTTTCAGTAATAATGAATACGGGTAAATGTCCTTTCTTTTGAGCATCAGCGGCCGCCAAAATCATTGCGGTTGTTTTAGACGAGTTTGAGTGTCCCAAAAACATATTAATTCCACCCATCACAGGTCCAGGTAATCCGCACGCCTCATAGAATGCTTCACCACAATTATAATATGATTCGTCTTTGTATTTAGTTTTGGTAGAGTACTTACCTTTAATAGAATCTAATGATATTTCTTTTTTCTTAATAGCCATAAATAAATGTATTAATATTTAATAAAAAGATAAACCCCATTTAGGGGTTTATCGTAAAAATAATCAATTAGAATGGTAATTCCTCGTCAGCGTCATCATCCGCTTGTGGGTCAACATAAGTTTCTACCTTTGCAGAACCTCCACCAAATGATTCTTCAGATACGGATGAATCACCGTAAGTATACTTACCTAATACCGTATCCCATTTTGGTGTTTGTCCGTTAGCAATTGCTTCCAAATACTCAACAGGTTTTTTAGAATACACATCTCTCCAAGTTAATTCATCATTAACCCAAGTATCAGCAGTTTCCTTGTCTTCATGTACAGGTGTTGGGTCATCATACATAACCGTTTGGATAACAGTATACTCTTTTCCTTTAGGGGTTTTAGCCTTTGTCAACTCAAGGATAATATCTCTTCCTTTATCAGGGTCGGTGATATCTCCTTTTGCTCTCCAAATTGGGATAATTTTGTCCAACACACCTTCATTCTTGTAATTGTGTTTGAAACGCCAGAATTTAATTCCGTCTTGTTCGTTATCTCGGTCAATAACTTTAACAATGTAGAATTTACGAGCTCTGTAATCAGCCGCAAGTTTTTTATCACTTTCTTTTCCTGTTGATGTTAACTCTTCATAAACTTCGGAAAGAGGTGAACGCTCGTTGTCGTTCTTTTCAGGGTCGTACAACTTTACGTATTGTCCGTCCACTTGGATTTCGTGGAACCACGCTTCTTTAAATGGTGAAGAACCATCTGTAGTTGGGAGAATTCTTAGTCTTTTCTGACCTTGTTTCTCATTCTTGTCCAAGATAGCTGCGAAGTATTTCTTCATTCTGTCTTCTTGTGACATTTTTGGGGTGTAATTCCCCGACTGTTGTGATTTCTCGTACTGTGCAAGTACTGCGTCTAAACTGTTTGTCGCCATATATATTAAATTAAAAGTTTACTAAAGTATAATATTAAAATTATTGTCAGTCAAATATGTCAGTCAAAATAAACGGGCCGAAACCCGTTTTTTTTTTATCGTAGTCGTTTAAAGTTATTCAAGTCAGTTTCGTCCTCCTCAAAATTTCTGAAAGAACGTTTAATATCGGAAGGTGAAAATTCTTCAACTTCATCTTTTGTTAAAATATATTCATCTCTCCCTAATTTTTCAAAGTCTTCTTCTTTGTCTTCAAAATAATCTGTTAGTTTTTGATTAAATGGTCCCGAATCTAAAGACCTTAGTTCTAATTTTTCTTCAGGTGATTTTGTTCTATATTTTTCAATCTTAGCTTCTAAATCATTAAGTTTGTTAACAATACTATCCATTTCACCCAACTTATTTTCAAGGTTTCCTAAATGGTCAAATAATTGTTCAAAATATTCTTCTTGTTTTTGTTCAACATTTTTTTGTGATTTAACTAAGTCAGTTATTTCTAACTCTTCTTTATCACTTTCTTCTTTTTTATCATCAAGTTTTTCAACGTCAGGGTCATTTGCAACATCAACAGGACCTGTAGGTGCCGCACCAGCTTCAGGTGATGGAGGAGCCATTCCTGCATCAGGTGCTGGAGGCGCCATTCCTGCATCAGGTGCTGGGGGTGCCATTCCTGCATCAGGTGGTGGTACATCACCAGCGGGTGGTGGAGGTAATTCGGCATCTTGCTCCATAATGTAATTATTGATTGAGTTATACCTTTTTAACTCATTTAAAATTTTAACATCTATCTTCATGTCCTTATCCATTTAATAATTGTTTAACTCCATTCTTAGTTTCTACTTGAATTTTTTTGTTCTTATTAAGAGTGTTATCAACTCTCTCAATTAATCCATCTTTCATTCTAATAGTGTAACAATCACCAGTATCTAAATCACATACTTGTTTAGTACCGTCACCCATATCTTTTTCCGTTGTCTTAGTATTCTTACCTAAGTAATTATCTAATATTAATTTCGTGTTCATAATATACGTTTTTATATAAATATCACCATTTTTTAATTTGTTGCGTTATAAATATCAATAGCTTTTTGAACTTTGGTTTCAAGATTTTTTAATCTAGTACTATCGTATGAATTATAGACACTTATATCTTTAGTGTTAGGACCATTTATTGTAACATTATTTAGTATTAAAAATTTTGCAATTGATTGGGCACTAACTTCAACATCAGAGGTCATCCTATCTTTCCATCTACCCACTAAAAACTTTAAATGATTAAACAAATCATCAAAGACAGCATAAGGTAAAGTTGTTTTATCTCCTTCTGATGTCTGACAAAAAAATTGTTTATTATTATTAAAATATGTTTCAACACTACCCCATTTTGACGTTAACGTTACTCCCGCAAAATTATTTTCATACGCAGTAAACTTGAGATTACCGTTAGCTGATTCAACATATAACGCCGCAAATATTACGTATTTTAATTTAGACCCATCAACATTACTTACCACAATCACATTAGATAACTCACTTTTAACAGAACTAAATGTTTCATCATAAACAGTTGGTGTTATATTATAATAAGTGTTATAAGGTGATGACGGAGTACAAGTTTGTGGTTGAGTTAATGATTTGTCGCCACCAGTAATTGCTTGTATTTTAGCCTGTTGTGATTGCGTGGTACCACTTGCGTCTTTATTTTGTTTATCTTTAGCCTCTTTATCTTTTTTATTATTTTCAATAATATTTTGTAATAAATTATTTTTTAAAGTTTGGATATAATTTTCAATCTTAGGTAAAGAAGCCGTTGGTTGTCTGATACCTGTGATAATAGTTTCAAACGACCCTGGCGAAATTGTATGACCAACAGTTTGAATCATATAGGGCCCACTAAACATTGGTACGTGTCTTAAGTTGAAATACATTGTTGGCTGTATCAGAGCATTACCCATCATACTAATAGTACAAGTATAACTTCTATTTTTATACAAATTATATAGGGACACACTCTGTGTACTTCCTCCTCTATTTCCCGCTTGATTAGCCATTTGATTAATAACTTCTAAGGCTTCAGCGGTAGACTGAGAATTTTGTTGGTCAACCATAAACCCATAAAATATGGATTGATTTTGGGGACCAATGTCAACATTAAATCCAACAACTTTGTTTGATTTATCCCAGTCATTTTTACCAACTAAATTTTCATTTAATGGGTTATCACTTGACCTTCTTAAATCAAAGGCGTCGTTTCTATATCGGTAATCAACATTATTTTTTAAATCTAACTGTTCACTAGGTTTACCTGCATAATAACAAACCATTTTAGGCCCCGAATTTCTATAATCAACATTTAAAAATGTCCCAAATAAAGTATTAGCAAACTCTAATGTTCCTTCAGGTTTTGGTTTAGGATTTTTACTAACATCTTGAACATTATAAAAATTCACATATGATGGTAAATTATGAACAACAAAATTATTCTCTTGTAATATGGTTTGTACAAAAACTAACATACTCACTTTAGGTGAATCCATTATATTTTGTAATCTATTTTTTAATTTATAAACATCAACTAATATTTTATCACCAATATTTCTACTAGCCCTATCAAGTAATAATATATCCTCAAATAACGTTTTAACTTTAAAGTCGTTACCCGAAATCCATTTATCATTTATAGCTTTAAATGATTCCCATAACTCAACTTTACTTTGAGGTCCTTGTAAGTCAGAAGAGACTAATGCCTCAGGACTATTATTAACATTAGGTAATTGTTTATTTAAGATTGTCATTAAATTATTAATCACTTTATCTTGGAAACTATCAATATTATTTAAATACAATGTCATATCTGTAATAAATTTACCATATGTTAATGTATTATCTTTAGATTTTTGAGCGGCATAGAGTTTAATTATTGGTGCAAAAGTAACCACATTATCTTCAGTAAATGCTACATTACAATCAATAAAGAAATCTGTAATATAAGACCCATTACTACTATACGTTAATTTATTTAGTGTTGAGAACCCTATGTATGTTTCTAAAGCTTTCCAAGCATCAGGATTATTTGTTTTAGATTGTGATAATGTAATACCCCCACCATTATAAGGTAACGCATTTGGTGTTAGTGTTGTGTAATTAGACCAACCATATGGGTCAACAACATCTAATTGAGAAAATGTGTAAAATAGTTTTTTATCATACCCACTTGGATTACCGTATTTAATATATTTATCAAATTCTAAAAAGTTTTTGATTAAACTATTAATATTGGTTTTTTGTTTTTCCTGTATATTTAAAACTAAATCGTAATTAGTACTGCCTGTTTGTGTTGGTACTTTAGCAATTTCTCTCATCATTGACTGGAAATTATTTAAATAATCACCATTTAATGTGTCATATACTGATTTAGAATAATTTAAAAACTCTTGTTCAAACTTATCCAAAATATTTTTTTCAAATACTGTAAACATCTCACTTATATCAGTATACCCTGTTGAGCTAGAATTTAGTGAGAAATTTTCTTGGTCGGATTGTCCTGAAAATACTTGTTTAAGATATTGTAATGGTGTTGGTTTTACTATTTTATTAACATCAAAATATCCATAGTTAGGTGCTGCCCAAAAAGACCTAACTGAACCATTATAAATTGAGGTATTACCAGTGACTTCAATTTTTTGTGATTCAGATGTAAAACATTCTTCAATAGTTTGGTTAATTAATGAACCTTCTGAAGGCATTAAATAAAAACTATTATTATCAAATGTTTTTACATAAACACTCCAAGGTATTATAGTTATATCCCTTGTTGATGCCGTGGTACTACCTATAGTATTTTGTGACTTAGCGATTAACGCTTCAGATACATATGTTAATGTTAAACCTGAAGTTATTGCATTTTGCACATCAACAGATGTGTACCCCGAAAGTAATTCAAATCCCTGATAAAAAACGTTAAAGTCGTTTACCATTTTTGGATAAAACCCAACGTTTATTAATGATGAGGTATCAACCCCAATTGTTGTATTTTTTTCTAATATAATATCAAAATTACCACCATTGATTGTTAGAGCATAATCTTTAGTCGGGTTATTAGTTACAGGGTCAAAATTATTAACATAATTAAATCCTGACCAAGAAGGTGTTAGTATATCAACATTAGTTTCAACATAAGTTTTATATCTATGCCATACCGAACCTAACTTTAGAATCCAAGCGTATGGTAAACGATGTATAGCACCGAATTTTTTTAATGTGGCAAAAATATAGTCTAAATCAGTTTGTGAATTAGATTCGTAAGTTTTATATTTTTCTCTTAACGTACCTAAAGGTAAACTATTTAAAAATAAGTATGCAGGAACCTTGTATGGATATTCATCAAAATTTCTAAATTTATCAACCCCTTCTTGGACGGCATTCACAAAATAAGGTGTATTCAATATTGAAACACTTTGGTTAGGTGTTACATTACCACTATAATTTAAATAATTTAAATTACCTTCAGTTAAAAACTGTTTTTTATACGTTCTTGATTGATAAAAAGATTTTAATGTTAGATTTATATCAGGATTATATGGTAAAACATTCTCTTTCCACACAAAATTAGTAATTGGTCTTTTTTGGTCTTTAGTATCAGTTTGTGTAAAATTTGAAATGATTTTATTACTAACATCATAATTTAATATTTTTGTTGTATTAAATGCGGATTCAATACTTGATATGGTGGTTCCATTAGCCAAGTTATTAAAAATCCAATTGTAATTACTAAAAGGGTATAAGTCAGTAAAATCAACTTTATTTGAGGTTGTTGACCCCGTTAAATATTTAATTAAATTATTTTCACTATTTAATGATGTTAGTGGTATTGGTGATGAAATAAAATCTTGAGTATTAAGTATATCAAAACTATTATTATCTACAAAATTCTTAATATACACCGTATTAAAAATACCTCTAATAAAATTTTGCCAATTAAGTCCTGTACCTCCATTTGAGATATGTCTTAATATTAATAAAAAATTAGCGGAGTTAATACTATAATCCTTTAGAGTTTTAATTAAGAACGTATTTGTATTAGATAAACTTTTAAGTATGTTTTCACTCTCAGCTTCCGCAATGCTTTGGACCATAGAATCAACTTCATTGGTATTATATACACGACTTAATCTAGTATAGTAATCATACACCAATAATCTTTCATATATTTCATAAATAAATTTAACCTCCTCCTTATTTGAAAAGATTTCATCGGTTGTTGGGAATTCAATTGCATTAAATGAAACTCTTTGAGTTTCGGTTGTCTCATCATTACCAGCGGTTGGGTCCGCAGGAGGTGTGGTTCTTTCCACATAACCTCTAATAAATTCTTCAACAAATTCTACTTCAGGCCAAACATCATAAAGATACCCTTTTGTTTTACTAACAAATTTAGAATCACCAGGATATTGTATTTCAAATTTTTCTTGACCATTCTCACCTGGAGTTGATACAATATATTGAGGCCAAGGATATATCGGAATAGTTTCGTCAGTTCCCGAATCCAAATTATCAGGACTAGCACTTGACACTTCTTTATCAAATATTGCTTCTTTTCTGTATTTATCCTCTCTTACTTGCCAAGCCTTATAGTGAACTTCATCCATTAAACGTAAAAAAGCCTCACCATTGGCAAATATAACCGCTAAAACATTTCTAATATTAGGTACAAACCCTATTCCATTATCTTTACTTTGTAATAAATCGGATAACGCAATTGTTAATTCAGTTTCAATTTCCTCTCTAAAAACTTTTAATTGTTTACCCATAACACCAGTCAAGTCCATAAAAGAACTAACACCTTCAAATCTATACCATTCAGTAGTTATAAATTTATAACTGTCTTTAAATTTAGTTAATTCATCGTCGGTAGGTTCTGTTTTAACTTTTTTTACTTGTCTATAAGTTTCGGTCCATTTAATATCGTTAGGTGTTACAGTAACTCCAAACGTTTCTTTATTAATATTAAAAGGAATAGATATTTTTTTAGTTTTACCATTAATCGTATAAGAACCATCTTTACCAACGGTCTTATTTTCTAAAAGTTTTGTTTTATATTCAGTAATTAATTTATCAAGGTCAGATTTAGCATTAATTTTACCTTGACCATTATTATTATCTAACTCTTTTTTGAACGTATATATTTTATCACCGTTGTTTAGGACAAGGAAATTAACTTTATCCATATTTTGGTCAAACCAAGAACCCTTACCTTCAGATACAAATAGAAAAACCTTTTTTTCAAAATCATTTAATTTTCCCTGATAATCATCAATATTAGTAATTGGGTCTAAATTTTGTTTTGTAAACGAGTCTAAAATATTTTTAACAAAGTTTTCAATATTATTTCTTAATTGAACTATGGTTAATTCAGGAAAATCATTAGGTATTAAACCTTTTGATTTATATTCATTATACATTTCTTTAATTTTTTGATAACCCTTTTCAACTATTTGATTATCTATTTTAGAAAATTGTGATGGTCCTCCTTGTTGTGTTTGAACTTTTAACCTTGATTTGTACATATGGGGTGTTGCAATAAGGTGACCCATAGTAATCTCACTTAAAATAGTATATTTGTAAGTATAAAATTTTAAACTTACTTTAAAATTACCGTCATTTGAATCGTATCTAGTGGTGAATGTTTGTAACATTAACGCCAACTTTATCGCCTTCCCATAAAAACCTTTAATAGTTAAATTAAATAAAGGGTATGGTAAATTAAAAAATGCGGCGTATGGGGAATTATCACCACCTTCAAATAATGCCCTCCCTTTAACGTCCTCAAGTTGGATATCAATGGTTGGCATAAAAGATAGGTTTTGATTGATTGAAATATTAGTTATCCCTAATAATCCATTGTCAGTTGCACCGTCTTTACCCCCTGAAGATAATGTTTGTCTAAGATACCAATCATCACTTTTTTTAGGATTTTGTATTTGTTTTTGAGTAACCTGATTAACACCTTTACCTTGAATAGTATCTTTACCTGTTATCTCATCGGTATAGGCGTTATCCATAAATGTTTTATTACCAGGATTCAAAAAATTGATTGATGCGATTGATACAGTTTGTATAGCATCATCAGTTGCTGAACCTACCGCTAACTTAGTTCTTGGTAATACTTTACACTCTAAATTAGCGTACATCACTAAATCTTCCTGTTTTACAAATCTTTCTTTGACATTACCATCTAAGTCAACCACTTTATTAGGGTCAACGACAATAATGTTGTTGTAATCAAATTCAACTAAAATGTTTTCTATTTTATCTACCATAATAGAAGAAGTGGTTGTCTAATGTATTTTTATAATCTTGTAATGAAGCTACTAAAGGAAATGGAATTGTCAATATAGAACCATCAGGAATACTCCATTCTTGTCCTCCATACAATGGATTTGCCACTAAAATTAACCAACCAAAATAAGGCGCTCCGTAATATTGCTGAGATAATTTATCTAATCTTGTTTGAGCAACTTTATATACATATCTTTTATCAGTACTCTTACTCGGTAGAGTGATATAAGGAACAACAGTTTGTTCCCCATTTAAAATAAAATTATTATATCTATTATAATATTGTCTACCCATTATAAATTTATTTTACCATCAAACGTATTTTTATCATTGGCCTTATCACCATAAGGAACTGTCCCATAAATATCTTTTATATATTTTTCTTGTTGAGGGAATTTAACTTCATCTTTCTGTGTTGTAAAATTAAACTTTCTGGTTTTACCTTTAGGGTACATTAATTTATCAATACCTGTTAAATATGGTTTATAACCGTCACTCTTTTTAAACTTCTCAAAATTCTTTTCTTCAGCTTTTAGTTCTTTTTCATAATTTTTAGCCAATTCATCACAAGCTTTATCAAATGATTTTCTTAAATCTTTAGGTGTTTTATAATTAACTAAAGGACCGCTAATTACAAAATTTTTAAAATCTTGTAATTTATTTTTATCAGTAAACACTCTAGCCATTACCATAAAGAAACTTAAGGGTATTGATGTTTCACCAATCTTATCTGTTGCAGGTTTAAAAACTCCAACCGAAGTATAGTCTTTAGTTAACACTTTATTATCGGTCAATAATTTAATATAAGAATTAAGTGAAGTAGGTAAAGTTTTATAATCTTTTATAAACTCATCATATGTATTACTAACCCCTACACTAGTTGAGCTAACCGCCCCTTGAGCCGTTGACCCACTAATGTTGTATATAAAGACTTTATTCCCAACTATTTTACCATCAGTCTTATCCGCAACACTATTTAATTGCGCAATTAAACTTATTAAATTATTTTCTTGTCCAACAATATCTTGATTAATAGTAGCTAAACCACTATCAAAATCACCTTGCAAAGTATCAATGTACTGAATCATATTTTGTTTAAGTATCACAAACTCAGCAACACTAGGTGAAAATCCCTGTAAAAAAAGTTCTTGTATAATCGGATTACTATTATTATTAATACCTAACCTAACTAAATCAAATAACTCATTTGAATTGGTTAAATCAGGTTTTCCATATATTTCACACTCCGCATTTCCTGATTCATTTTTAACATTACCTTTAGTATATTGTCTTTTTGAGTTAACCATTTGTAAAACACCATTATTATATTGTAATAATATTTTTTCTAATTGATTCGTTATGTTTTCAAAATATGACTTATTGGTATCATATAAATTATCCATCACTTTTTGGTAAAATATTTCACCCGTTTCACCAGTAAATTGTGGTGTAGTAACTGGTACTGTTTTCTTTATCTGACCTATTGTTTCACCACCATTTGATTGATTTGACACATTATTATTTGCTTTACCATTTGGTTGTGCTGCTAAAATGGCGTCAAACACTTCTTTATCTAATGCCGATGTGTCTTCGGTAAATACCGCCCTTTCATCGTATATTTCAGTATTTGCGTAGTAATTAAATGATAACGCATTTTGTAATTGGTCAACAGGTTCTTTTAACCCCATACCACCAATCATTTTAAAACTTAGTGATACATTAACCATCATTGGTTGAACCCCAATACCTTCAGGGTTCATGTCATAAATTAATGGTTCATAACTAAAACTTACGTTATCGGGAATTATTTTAGTATGGTAAAAATCACCTATTCTTAATACCAATACAGGTGGAGCCCCAAACGCAGTATTAACTGAATCATTATATTTTGGTTTACCGTCAGGGCCTATCACAGGAATTGTTTCACCAGGTCTCACACATTGATTTAAGAATGTTAAACGAGAGTTTAAACCTTCGGGAGTCATTGAGTGAAACGCAGGATTGAAATGTTTTATTTTCTCTGAGAATGATTTATACACCATAGGCTCGTTTTCCTTAATCATTTCAAAATAATCACATTCAGATAGTAAACTTCTTAATATTTTTTTACTTAACCCTTTTTTAAGTTCAGTAGATATTGTTTTTTGTGGTGTAGGTTTAATTGGGGTTATAACAATATCGTCTTCTTTTTTCTCATCAATAACTACAGGTTCATCTATTTTTTCATTAGTTGCTGAACCATTAACCTTAATGTTTTTAATTTTAACTCTACGACATGCCATTGCACTTGTTGAATTAATTCTAGCGATACTTCTATTTGTTGAGTTATTTTGTGCAACTGAAGTATCAGGAAATTGTAACTTAGTACAATCCACGTCATTTCCAACACCAGAATCAGTTGTGGTAACTTCAGTAGTACCTGACCCAATTTCAACCGATGTCTTAGGTATTACAATATTTTCACCAGCACCTTGTTCTAAGGTAACTTTAAACTTACCTTCAGTAATATATTTTTCAAGACCTTTAGAACTAAAAAACTTCTTTATTGAATCAATCCTCCTATTAGATAACGCCTTATTATAATTTTCAGACGCCACCGCAGAAGCCGAACCAACCATTTCAATACTTATAGGTCCATAACCTTTTTCTAATAATTTTATAGAATCATTTATAAAATTAGAATCACCTTCAGCAATATTTTTAAAATTACTTTTTATAACAGTATCAAAAAATCCTGTTGTTTTAGATTCACCATTATCAGTTTTAAATACCGAATTAGCCTTTGATTGGTAAGAATCAATATTCGTTTGACTTACATATGTATCATAAAGTGATTGATAATTTTCAGTGGTGGTATTACTAGTTGAATTGTGCGGACCTGGCATATCATTTTCAAAATAAAATGCAAAATCCAAGTATTTTTGTTCAAACTCCTGAACTGAAGTGTCTTCAGTTTTTGCCTTATCTCCACCTCCACCTCCAGTACTATTAGCCATGTTACCAACAACATCGGTATTGTCTGCAGGTATAGAAGCTTTAATTCCCGCTAATTCTTCAGCAGTTAATCTTGGATTATTTAACGCCTCTTGTATTTGTTGTAATTCGGATACAGGTATTGTGTTATATTTTTTAGCCAATTCATATATGTCAAATTTTACACATCCCGCAAAAAATGATTCTAAAATTGAATTTACTCTTTCGGTACTAGCACCTTTTAATTGTTGGTCAACAATAATATTCATTACTGAAGGGCTATCCACAATTATTTTCCAACTTAACTGTCCTGACCTACTTGTATTTTTATAAGTATATATTGGTTCAGGTCTACCTATAAAATTTGTTGGGTTCCAATCGGCCTGACTAGTATCACTAAATTTTAATTCATAAGGAGGGAACCACATAACTCTACCACCATTAGGGCCTTTTTCACAAACAGGTAATTCATCATAAGTAAAACCAGGTCTACTTGATGTTCTCCAAGCCAAGTTCTCAATTGAGAACATATATTTCTTGGCATAAAAATCACCCTTCTCATTTTTTACAATATTGGTTGACCCAGGATTTTTAAGTGGAGCAATATTCAAATTGTAAGTATTATCTAAAATAGAATAACTAAAACGTCTACCTGAAGTAGTTATACCATCAGTTTTTTGTAAGTCAGCGAAAGTGTAATAAGGTGTGTCTTTGGTAAAAACTCTACAATATTCAATACCCGCTTCGTTACCTGTTGTATTATCTTTATATGAAACCACTTGAGAACCTTTTGTCATCTCCTTGTAACCATCGTGGAATACCTTTGAAACTTGGTTCATCGCATTACCTACGTGTTTTAATCTTGAGATACCCGTAACATTATCCGCAGAATCAATTAATTTTTGAGTATTATCTAATATTGAACCTTTTTTATATTCAAGATTAGTTGATTCATTACTTTGATACTGAGAACTAATTTGATTAAAGTCATCATCTTTACTCCCACTACCCCCACCAGGTGTTGCTTTAAATCCAGCATTACTTTTGTATTTTGGTGAAGTCCATATAAATTGACCATCAATACCCCCACCATTTTCAGATGATATACCCGCTAAACCAAACTTAATATTATCAATATTACCTTCATATAATTGACCCAATTCAGAAGGACCATAAACAGGTGACGGATTTTGTTGACCAAATGAATTAATTGGTATTTGGTTAGCTGGACTTGTTATTTGTGAAGGTTCAGCATTACTACTACCTACGTAATAACTACTTGTTATGGTCCCATTAGGATTCACAACATTATTTACCACATTCACTAATCCCTGAATAACACCCAAGGCCCCTCCAAACTCATTATTGTAATTAGGTGAATATCTATTATAATGTAGGTTAGCGAATAATGCTGACCTTTGTCCATTACCTGTGTTAGCTAAAAATATTTGTGAGGGGTTTCTATTGATATTCAGTATCGGACCTAATAATCCACCCGTTAATTGATTAACCGTACTTAACGCATTAGAAGTTTGGTTTGATTGTAAACCATTGCTAGTATTCTCATCGTAATAGTCACCAGGTATTAATGATACGGGCCAATAAGACCCTGTTAATCTAGTTGCAAAGTCTAAGGCCGCAACAATTGAGTTTTCAGGTACCGTAATCCTCCAATTTCTATAGATTAATGGTTGTTGACCTGTAGCTATCAATGCAGCTTCAAAAGGGTCTTGTAACGTATTTAAATTTACAGCACCTACAGTACTTTGATAAATTTCTAAATTGATTCTATCTTCAAATAAATTTTGTAGTTGTGCTGCTCCTAATTGAGCAATATACGAATCTTGAGATAATGAACCGTCACTTCCCGTTGGGTTATCACTTGATAGTATTGAATACGGTGAGTAACTTGATGCGACAAAACTATTTACATATGGTAAATGTATCTGACCTGGGTTGATTGTATCAGTAACACCATAAACGTAGTTATATCCATTTTCAGGGGAATAATCATTTATAATATACGGTCCTGTTATATATAAACCATTTAATGTTATTAACTGACTTTGGTCAGGATTAGGATTATACGGTCCTTGATTTGAGTCAACAGGTAATGGTGGTCCATTAAAATCAATAGTTAAGTTGTACCCCCCATCAGGTCCATATTCATTAAGTGGATATAATTGGTCAGGGTATGTTTGATTTAAATTGTTTGGTGAATCAATAACATTACTATCACCCAACACAATTTCATAATTCAATGGACCTGTTGGTGGTGTGTAATTCCCCACAACAGTATATTGAGCTAAATTTTTAGCCATTAAAGTATTTCTAAACGTAGATGTTGACGCGAATGATAATGGACTTTCAGGCATTTTGTTTTTTTATTAATAAATAGACTATAATGTATTTTATGTTGTTGTTAGACCGTTAGTTGTATTAAGTTTTTTGATTTCAGAATTGATTGCTTGAACAACTTCAGTTCTACTAATTATTTCTATTACCTTATCTTTATCAACATTACTTGAATTAACATTTATGTCTAAAGTTATTTGTGAAATGTTTTTATTTTCACTAACATTTGTATTGGTTTTGTTTTCAGTGGTTGTTGTATTTAAATTATTTACCGCCAAATTGTTATTCGTACTCGTTGGTGGTGTGGTAGTAACAGTCTGAATTGGGGTTGCCGTAGGGGTTTCAGTTTTAGTTTCTGTAGATTTAGTACCAATATTTAAAGATTCATCCATTTTTTTTAGGATTTCTGTTATTTTGTAACCAACCGCTTCATTAACTTTTTCATCTAAATTTTTAAAACTTTCAGTAAATGATGTATTAAAATAATCACCAAATTTATTGATACTATCGCTTAAATTTTCAAAGTCAATCCCATTTTGACTTATTGAGCCACTTACTCCTTCATAAAGGTCGTTAAACTGATTTCTAATTGTTTTAACACTTAGAGCATCGGTATCAAACGCACCAGTCACTGCTTCAGTACCTTTCATTAATTTGGTTTGACCTTGACTAACGCCTCTCATACTCGCAATTGCATATGGAATTCTGTCTTCAAGCGTACTTAATGAGGCTTTCATTGCTGCCGTATAACCCAATTGTTCTTTTGTTAACTCTTCAAGAGTCTTAGGTTTTGCAGAATCCATTAAATCTTGCATTGCATCATCACCTCCTGACTTTAATCTTTCTATCGCTTCAGCGATTCCTAATTTGTCACCACCAAGTTGTATTTTATATTCACCACCCTCCATTTCGGCCATATTGGCAATCATAGTTTTTTGTTCTTCAGTAAACGTATCAGGGAAACTAATCTTAGACATTTTATCTTCAAGTTCCGCACTACCAATCGCCATTTTGGTTAAGTTAGATATATCCATACCCATAGCGTCAGCAATCTCCTTCATTTGTCTTTTGGCTCCTGGCATAATTTCAAATTGTCCCTTTTCATTCAATTCAACAAATTGTTTTGACATTTCCGCAATTTGATTTTGTAGTTCAGCAGGGTCATTCTGAGCTAAATCCATTAATCTAAGTGGGTCTAATAAATCAGATTGTGTTGCTCCTAATCTTTGCATTGCTGCGGCCATTTCAATTGCGGATTCAGGATTAAATGCTTTATCTAAAGTCGCACCAATCGCATTAACATTAATCCTTAAGTTAACCGCTTGTGCGGCCATTTTCGCTAATCCATCAACTCCTCCTTGAAATGTGTACTTATTTAATAAGTCCATATTATTTAAAACTTCCCCTGTCACTAAAGAACCGCTAACACCTATTTCTCTAGCGGTATTCAAAATCCCCTCAATTTGTTTTGATGAGTCGTAAACTGATATACCAACATTTTTAAATGATTCAACAATAGTTGACGATGATTGGTCCGACGCTTCGGCTGCGGCGTATAAATCTTTATATGAATCAGATGCTAATACCAAGTTTCTACCTAAAGTATTAGCAATATTATTTTGAGTATCTAATACGTCTTGGAAACTACCTCCTAACGCCTTAACACTCACAACGGCATCAGCCATTGCTTGTTTAATACCGACAATATTTTCTCTACCTTGACCAAAAGTTGCAATGACCTTACTTGCTTGTACATCAAGTTCTTCCATGACCGCAGTAATTCTACTTGGGTCAATATTTGATTTAAATACCACACCAACGGAATCAAGAACTTCTTTAATCTTTTTTCCGAAGTCATCCATAAAACTTTCTGTTTCTTCCGCCATAGTTTTTTGTTTTATAATAAATAGTTAACCCCAAAAAATTTTACTCTTTTGGGGTACTATCTTCAACTAATTTGTTTATCAGGTATTTTCTCATATATGTCGGAATTTTTAGAAAATCCGAATATGAAATATGTAGGAGTTTTGCTAAATAATAAAATTCGTCAATTAAAATTTTATTATATTCAGAAGAAAGGACGAAAAAATTCCACCCCAAAGGCAATATCAAATATTACCTCTTCTCCTGACGGGGCGATTGTTCTTCTAGATAAATCTAATGAAGGTTGATTTTCTCTCATAAACGTTCTGATTTCTTTTGAATCAACAATAGGTAATGTTTCAACAAATTGTGAAATAAAATTTCTATCTTCATTCCCGTCAACTGAATGTATTAATTTATTTAATCTCCATGTTATCTTTGGAGCGATTCTACCTACAGGATATTGGTCCGCCATTCTTTCTAATTCTAAGGAATCGTGGAAAGTTAATGGTCTTAATTTAAGGGTGTTACCTGAACGTGGTAATATCATTGTGTATAAACCATCAGAATCGGGTTGAACTTTTGGTTGTCTAATTGTGATTTCATCTAAAATTTCAGTATGTTCAAAAACTTTATTTGTTTTAGGGTCAATTAATCTCATACCATATTCAGGTCCGAATGAAGTGTTTCTTAAATAAATAAGAATTGCTTCCACATCACCCTCAACCAATTCTTCAGGTCTTAAATCATGTTCATAAACTTTATTTCTTAATAATGTCATTATAATATTTTCTCTACCACTTTGAGATGAACCAATTAAATAGTTCTCATCAGATGCTGTCAAATACCCAACTTTGATAGATTTTTTCTTTGACTTATAAAAAATACCCCCACTAGGTAATGATACGATATCGTGTGGTAAATTAAAATTTTGTTGTCCCGCTTCAAAAACATTTTGTTCCATATTATTTACTTTTTATTTTAAATATAGTATGGAAGTATTTTTAATAAACAAAAAATCCACGCAATAACTATTACGTGGATTAATAAAATATATTTTTTTATTTTAGTATACCAATATACAACGGTCAGGTCTCAAAGTTGCCGTGATGTCAGCAATTGCGTCACTGTTATAAGCCAATGAACCAAAGTCAACATTCATTAACCAAGCACCTTCTAATATCCATTTCTCTACAACAACTCCTGTTGGGTCTAACATTTCCAAGTCAACATTTTTCTTATAACCAGCAGCATAACCCATACGACCTGTTACAGATTCTGCACATAAACGAACCCATTCCATTAAAGCTTGAGATGCTGAAGGACCAATAGGGTCTCTAAATTTAACACTTATCTCACCCCAAGTAAAACGGCCAGCAACATATGTAGAAGTGTTTAAGAATTGAATCTCCGTAGAAGCTATCGTTAATTTAGGTCTTGATGCTGTTTCAACAAACCACTCGTTAATCCCCAAAGTAGAAGGAAATCTCAAAATAAACCTGTTCTGTCTCTTCGGTTCGTAAGGTATTGGCATTCTCATTAATAAATCAGCCATATCATTTTAATTTAATTTTCGTTTATTTTTTTATTATAAATATCACTTGAAAAATTTTTCTATTTACTTTCAGATTTTTTAAAATTATCATTCCA